TTGGTTTGCGTCTGATGTATTGATCGTACCATTAGCGGCAAAAACTTCAGACCACCGAAAAGCAGCAGTCCCATTGCTGTAAGTATTGTCGGCAAAAGGACGAACACCGTCGCTGTTAACAACAAAACGACCTGTACCTGGAAGAGTTGACCCGCTGCCTAGTACGACACCAATTGTGCCAGCGATAGCCGCGTAAGATGTGTCTTCACCAAAAATGGCGTTTGTGGTTGCGTAAGTGGTGCCTGCGTAGGTGCTAGAATAGTTAGTAAAATTTTTCTGACCACTAATAGTTTGAGTGTTGGTTGTCGTGACAATACCAGCTCCCGTAAGCGACGACGCGCCGGTACCGCCGTTAGCGGCAGCTAACGTACCGCCTAACGTGAGTGTCCCACTGGTAGTGATAGGTGAGCCGCTGAACGTTAACCCTGTCGTGCCACCAGACGCTGCGACCGACGTTACCGTACCCGTACCGCCCGTAGCGGCTATGGTGATAGAGCCTGCGCCGTTGGTGACGCTAATTCCAGAACCGGCAGTTATCGTAGCTAATGAATAGCCCGTACCGTTACCAATCAATAGTTGACCGTTAGTAGGTGTTGACGTAACGCCAGTACCACCATAGCCGACCCCAATGGTTGAGCCGTTCCAAGTGCCAGCCGTCACAACACCAGATAGGTCAAGATTTTGCGAATAAACAGTCGTCCAGCGCTGGGTTGAAGTTCCCAAACTGTAAGTTGCAGTGACAAAGGGACGAAACGAAACGGCATCTGCTACATATCTACCTGTACCAGGAAACGTAGCACCGCTAGACAGTGTTACGCCGTTTACGCCGCCTACAACCGCATAACTTGAGTCTTCACCAAAATAAGCGTTGGATGAAGTACCGTTAGATGTTGAATATTTGGTGCCGACAAACGAATTAGCCAAACTTGTAAAAGTTTTTGCGCCTGAAATTGTTTGCGTATCAGTAAGGGTTACGATCCCTGCGCCGGTAAGCGTTGATGATCCTGTACCACCGTTGGCTACCGCTAATGTGCCGCCTAGCGTCAACGTGCCTGACGTTGTGATAGGGCCACCAGTAAGCGTAAGCCCTGTCGTACCACCACTACCACTGACGCTAGTTACCGTGCCACCTGTACCTGAAGCCGTTAACGTACCTCCGGCAAAACTTAAACCTGAGCCGACTGTAACGTTGCTGAAGCCACCCGCGCCGTTACCATAAAGAATACTGGTGCCGCTTGTCGCCGGAGCGTAGTCAGTACCCGACACGGCTGCACTTATGGCCGTACCGTTACCCTTAAGCACGCCCGTAACAGTTGTGGACAGCGTAATAGCTGGCGTTGTTGTTGCGGTGGCAACCGTTCCCGCTAAACCGTTTGCGGAGACTACTGAAACTGACGTAACACTTCCTGTCCCTGTCGACGACCAAACAAATGAAGTACCGTTCCACTGAAGATAAGTGTTGGTTACCGTCGGTGCAGTAATAAACGAAGTAACACCTGCGCCAGTTTGGTAAAGAATTCGATTTGCCGCGCCGCCCGCTATAGCGGCAGATGTGCCTGTCGTGTTTTGGTTAAGCGTCGGTATATCGGCGGCGACAATAGCGCGAAACGTAGGGACGCCTGCAATACCGTTAGGTGCGGCCAAAAAGTAATTAGCAGTTTTGCTGGCGTAAGGGTTTTGCGTGTCGCCGTAGTTGGCGTTTAATGAAATGGTTGGGGTCGTTCCACCGCTTGACGCAATTGGCGCTGTTCCTGATACTGACGTAACAGGCGCTGTTCCAGATGATGCAGACGTAATTCGTCCATACGTATCAACAGTAATACTCGCGTTGGTGTAACTTGCCGCAGTAACACCAGATGTCGCTAATGCAATAGTGCCTGATGTTGTTATTGTTCCGCCAGTTAAACCAGTGCCTGCGGTGATACTAGTGACAGTACCTGTACCTCCCGTAGCAGATAACGTTCCTGCGCTAAAACTTAAGCCTGAGCCAACCGTGACATTACTAAAGCCACCTGAACCGTTGCCATACAAAATAGATGTACCGCTAGTCGCAGGAGCGTAATCTGTACCACTAGTAGCGGTTGTAAAACCTGATCCAGTACCTTTGAGTATGCCGCTTAAAGTAGTGGAAACTGCAAGCGTCCCAGACCCTGTTACGGGCGACCCAGATACCGAAAAACCTGTGGGCATTGATAAGCCAACAGACGTAACTGTACCGGCGCCTGAAGGCGTACCCCAAACAAACGCTGTGCCATTCCATCCAAGATAAGTAGATGATGTCGTCGGCGCAGCGATAAAAGAAGTTGCGCTAGCCCCTGTTTGGTACGCTATTCTGTTAGCCGCGCCGCCCGCTAAATTAGTCGCCGTGGTCGCTGTTGTAGCAGACGTCGCTGATGTCGCAGTAGCTGCGTTACCACCAATAGAAAGGCTACTAGCCGTTCCAGTTAAACCTGTCCCTGGCCCACTAAATTGTGTAGTGGCTGTAATTGTTGTACCGCGCACCGTAGATGCTGTAGTAGCGCCTACTGATGTGCCATCAATCGTTCCGCCGGTAATCGCAACCGAGCTGGCCGATTGCGTGGACATAGTTCCTAAGCCGGTGATGTCCGTGTTAGGAATTGTTGACGATGCCGTTAATGCGCTGGTTCCGCTACCTTTAACGTAACCTGTTAATGTAGTAGCGCCCGTACCTCCATTAGCTACAGCTAAAGTTCCAGCCAGCGTCAAGGTGCCGCTAGTTGTGATAGGGGAACCGCTAAAAGTAAGGCCCGTTGTACCACCCGAAGCGGCTACGCTTGTAACTGTCCCCGTGCCGCCGCCCGTTGCAGCAATCGTAATAGCACCCGACGCATTAGTAATCGTTATATTACTGCCTGCGGTTAAATTTGCAGACGTGTAGCCAGTACCGTTACCTATAAGCAGCGCGCCGTTAGCAGGCGTCGTTGTGATACCTGTGCCACCATTACTGACATTCAGCGTACCAGACATTGTTATCGTACCGGACGTTGTAATTGGACCGCCGGTAAAAGTTACGCCTGTGGTGCCGCCAGACACATCTACGCTAGTGACAGTCCCTGAACTACCTCCAGATGAAGTAGAGGGGATAACTGGGGGCGCTAAATCAGCGTAGTTAGCCGATATGATTTGTACGATAGAAGGTGATACGGCTTGATTGTCAGCCAACGATATAAAAGGTACAGGAACTGGCGCGGGGTCAGTCATACTGTTGGCTAACAGTATGTTGATGTTTTGTTCAGGTGGCCCAACCTGAATGTCGTCCAAGGTAATTTGATTGTTACCTTGCCCTACTAATGTGAACAAATTTAAAAAGAACCGATACCACTCACGCGAGATTAGACCAGTCCTTTCGTCAATAATATTGACGCGGGGGGCGGGTATGTTAGTGACGTTAGGCATTAGTTGGCGAAATCAAAAGTTCCGCGCCCATGATGGCTGTTTTAACGGGATCAGTCATGGACAATTCATACACCCGATCGCGCAACTTCATCGTCATACCTAAACGACGGAACCAAACACGGTAGTAATACTCGCCGATTTTGCCTACTGACGTAGTACGATAGTTAGACCACGTATGACCGCCATCGTCAGACCAGCGCAACATAACTTCTGGATTACTGCCTTGGCCTGTTGCTAGCCCAACGCCCGACTCCATGTCAAGCTGCATGGCGTGTTGTGCGGTGCGCTTAAGATTGTTTTGGCCTGTCGGCAACGCCCGCCACGAGCGCAGCCACTTTTGTATTTGTCCGTTATCAGCGTAAGTATCAAGATCAAACGCGTAGATGTTGCCGTTTTGATAGTCGCCCACAATAATTTGATTATTAAACGCCATCTGACAATTGCTGCGATGCCGCGTAAACGACCCGTCGCTCCAACCTGCGCGCTCATGCCATGCGCCTGTCGCTACGTCATAGACCCACGTCGTGTTGGCGCTGGGGAATATAAGCACGTAAAAGCTATGGCCGTCTTGTTGATACGTGTACGCAAGCGCGTCCGTTAAGTTGCCATACTGCTGAATTTGCCACTCAACCGCGTGGGTACTGATACGTTGGCCTGTGTAGCCGTTAGCGCGGTAGACAATACCTTGTCCTCGGGCATCTGCGCCGAGCCAAAACAAACCGTTATCCATTTTGGCGATGGTGTACGCGGAAATACAGCCAATTTCGTTAAACGCACCTTGTATGCGCTGAAGTGGAAAGTTTGGCGTACCGGCGTCGTACCACACCTCGACCGTGTTTGTACCGTAGACCCAAACTTCTCGGTGATCAACAATAAGACCGACAACGCCATCAGGCGAGCCTTCCGCGCTAGCAAAATCAAGAGGGTCAATTGAGGTGCCATCAAGTAGTTGCGTAACCCAAATACGCTGGCTGTTAGGCTCGTTAAAAACAAAATAGCCGTCAATATATCCAACCGTTACAGCGCCAGGAAAATCAACATCTACAATCTGCCCAAATACGCCGGTACTGTTGTTGTAAATGTAGCTTGGCCCGTTACAGGCGATAAACAACTGGATGCCGTTGTCGGCCATACTGACAGGACCATTACCAGGCAAAGAACCAATAAGCGTAGCGGCGTAACTGGTGTCAATTTTGTACAACTCATTACCAGATACAACAAACGCTGTGCTGTTGTCAGACGAAAAGGTCCATAGCCCACGAATAGGGCCGCTACCAATCGTAGCAAGATTGAGTAGACCCGGACAGCGTTGGAGAAAGGCAGGCTCTTTGCCGCCTTCCGGCACAACTTCTGGAAACAAATTGACCATCCTCGCATCGGCTGCGTTGACGGAACGGGCAACGTAAGTCGATCCAAGAATCGGCGTTTTCATTAGAAGTTGTTAGCGTAGATGTTATACCGCTGACGCGTTGCAACAATCGGGTAAGGTATTGCCATAAGATCGCCGGGGAAGTTGATGCGCTTGATGTTGCGCTTGCTTGACATGGCAATACGCTGCACTTGCGGCGAAGGTTCAACGCCAAACTCAGGTGCTAGTTCGCAGGCTAAGTTGTAGCGAAACGCCCGTAAGTAGCCTGGCGGAAAGTACATGTCCGTAGCGACGCTTGAGACTTCCGTCAACGTTTCTACAGAAATAATGTGCCATTCCAACGCTTTAATAGGAACTGGATACACCGTCATTTCCATATCTGGAAACGTATTGTTTACCCACATAACCTGCGGATAAGTCGATGTAACCGTTTTGAATGCAATACCATCGTACTGCTGCTGATTGATTAGTTTGACGCCAAACGACAGTCCCGACGATGGGTCTTTGAAATAAGTCGCGTCATCAATTTCAATAGGGCGGTTGCCTACAAAATCGCCGGTAGGACCAATCGTGCGCGACATGGTGTATGCAGGCCAAGTAAACACTTGATCTTGCGTACTAAAGACTGACAAACGCTCAGTGTCCCATGACTGAATCATTTGATTCATCGCCATGATAGAGTCTTGCATGACCGCAACCGAAGGTTCTTCACCTTCAGCTAAAACACCAAGAAGGCGAAGTGACCCATTAATAAGTTCAGCGGCAGTTGTCATAACTCAACCTCCTGAGTTCTACGGCTGCGACGACGAGGCTGAAGCTCGTTAACTGGCTCCATCTCATCTTCTACATCATTAGGATCATACACTTCCCAGCCGTTTTCTCTATCATTATCGGATATAGCGACTTTAGCGCCGTGAGTGGCGTGACGAAGATAGATGACGGCCATAGTTTACAGGGGGGTTATTAGCCCCCGCGCCTTACACGCAATGGATAAGAGCAAAATTAATAACAACTGCTTCAGACAAAGAACCGCCTGAAATGTTGCGTACGGTGATAGACGCAGAACCTGCGCTTAAACCCGAAACCCAACAGTTGTATGCGCCAGCAGTAGCGCCGCCACTTACGTTCAAAATCAAAATGTCATTTACAGTGATAAACGAGTTGTTCAACGTAAAAGTCACGTTGGTTGCGCTCGCTAACGCTGCATTGTTCATCGTGATCTGACCGGCTGATTTGTCAAGCGTAACAGCCGTAGACTTGCTGGTAGCTTGGGTCACAGTACCTTGAGCGTCTGCCGTGTAGCCAAACTGTTCACCGGACAGCACATATTGTGAGCCAATGATGTCTTGGTCTGTAAAAGCAACGCCAATAGGTTTAGTGTTTGACATAGCTGATCCTTTCAAAAATAGGGGGCGAACCCCCTATTAGTTACGCAATACGGTAAGCCGTCCAAGTGCCAACGCCGGTCTTGCGCGCGAGCCACTGCGACGACGTGTTAGCCGACACAGCAGCGGTGCCAACAATCGTCCAACCCGTACCAGCGGTTACGGTTACAGCGTCTGTACCATCGGTATTAACGACAGCAAACGTAAACGCTGCGTTAACTTTAGCTGCTGAAGAAATTTCATCTTCAAGCAACGCAACTGTGGGCAGCGTCATTGCGCCAGCCGTACCATCAAACGTAAACAAACCGTTTGCTAGTTGTGCTGCCGTAACGGTAGCTGCGCCAGTTAGCGCCGTGGGTGCGCCCTGAACAAACAACAAAGCCTCGCCGGTATTACCGTCGTTGTACTGATAGCCACCAGCACCATTAGGAATTGCCATGATAAATCCTTTCAAAAAATAATTGGGTAAGGGGGCCGAAGCCCCCTAGATTGATTAGCCCCAGAGACGAACTGCCATTTGCGGACGGATCACGCTGTAGCCGTACAGCACGTCAATACGGCAGGGCATACGGTCGTTGTTAATGTCGTACTGACGAACAATACGCATTGAAATACCGTTGTGAACCTGACGCGACGCCATGTCAACACCTTGCGGCATCATCAAGTCGGCAGTGGCAAAAGTGATAGCGTCTTTGTGGTAGACGAGGTTTTGTGGGTACTGGCTAGACGCTGCACCGACAAATACAACAGCTTTGCTAGCAGCAGGAAGGCTGGCAACAGTAGCTAGAGCATTACCGGAAGAATAGATCGGAGCAACAGTGATGTTACCTGCGCCAGAGCCATTCAGCGTGACGTCAACAGTCGCAACAAACTGGAACAGCGAACCAGTAGACTCGCGGGTTTGTGGGTTAACAGCGTAGCAATCAGCCACGGTAAACACGTCGCCAGCTTTAACGGTTGCGCTAGCACCAGCGCCTGTGATAGCGATGGTGGTTGCGCCTTCGCTTGTTACAGCAGCGGACGTTGTACCGCCAGTAGCCGTACGCGAGCCGGTCGTGAACTGCTTGATTGACTGAGACATGTTGATCTCATCAAACCCAAGCACACCCATACCCATCATGCCGTTCTTAAATTGGCGACTGATGGTGTCTGTGGGGTTGAAAAGACCTTTCATACCCTCAACCAAACCAGCGTTAGCAGCGGGGTTGACTGTAGCGTAACGTGGAGACATAACCGCAGCGTTTTCGTTAAGTTTCTGCTGTGCTTGCAACAGAACTAACGACGTGGCAGGTGTTGTTCCTGGCGTACCAACGGTGTTACCAATGTACTGATACGAATTGGCAACGTCAGCGTCGATGCTAGCAGCAAGCTGGCTGATACGAGGTTTAAGCACGCGCTCTGCAAAGTCGTCCAACTGCAACGTCAATTCAGCAGACGTGAAGTTAACGCCAATGTGCTTTTGCGTAGCAACCGTCAACGTGGTGTACTGCTCGTTATCACTTTGAACTTGCAGTGCAGCACCGTCCGTCACAAGCGCACGGTCCGGTAGGCGGATACGGAGGGTCGAACCAATTTTAGCGCCTTCGACGGCAAAACTGTCGTCGTACTGACGATTTACGTTGCGAGTTAAGACAAGATTATTCTCAAGGATTTCAAGCGCCTTGCGAGTAATCATGTCGATGGTAAGTAGGCTATTTGCCATGACAATTCCTTTTCAAAAAATTAGCGGACTCGGTTTTGAGCTTCCCACTTCTTAATCTGCCTTTGACGCTCGGCTTCAATCCACTCTGACGTTGACATTTCCTTAATCGAACGCGGGTCAGTCGTGTCTAAAACTCTTGCGTTGCCACCCCGAGGAGTGACGGGCTGAATCGGCGCTGGGGCGCTCGACGATTTCTTAACAGGAGGATTTTCACTTAATTTAGCTTCAATCTTCCCAATTTCTTTTGCCTGCAAAAAAGGCGACAACTTGGCAATACGATCAGCTTCTTTCGGGTTAGAACCAAGGTAGTAAGCCACCTCGGGGCCAATATCAGACGCTTGAATCGTTTCAGCCATCACTGACGTAATTGGAAGACGAGGGTTGTACGCGACCTGTTCAAAGTCTTCGTATTTAGTTCGTGCTTCTTCTTCGCGCTCGTGATAGACCTCAAGAATTTCGGCTCGCTGTCTTTCTGCATCTCGTCGAGCAAGTAGTTCAGCAGCTTTTCGTTCGGCTAACGCTTCCGCGTATTCCTCAGTCGAAGCAAAACTATCTTGCGCGGGTAGATCACCAGACGGCATATCGGGCGTTGATGCCCGCAGCTTT